CGTCTTAACTGTATAAAGAACTTTTACAATCGAAAATATATTGATTGTATTATGTAAGACTATTTTTATGTCTGTCACTTTTTAAATTTATTGAGTGTTGTTACCCCAAAGCTACCGCCAACAATAGTCAATAAAATAATCCAAAAATAATCATTTGCTTGTCCAATTATTTCCCAACCTCTAGTCATCAATTCTTGTGTCCAAGGAAGAAAATGCATTAAAAATATTGCACTAAAAAATAAAACTAACCATTCGTCTTTCCAAGAATTTTGCGTTTGTTTTACTTGCTCTAGTTGAACTCCAATTTTTGCAATATCAACTTGTTTAGCGGCTTCGATTTCTTTAGCTTTTATTATCTTTTCTTTTTCCATTTTATGTTGGATTGCACCAACAGTTTTTTCCGCAACTATTTTTGTTATTGGGTTACTAAGTAAACCGCCACCTAAACTTAATAATGGTTTTATCAATAATAATGGATTCATAAGTTATCTTCTTTCCATTTCTGAACATCAAAACTAGGACATTCTTTTTCTGAAATTTCGTTATGACCAATTATCTCTGCTTCTGGATAATTAGTTTTTAATTGTTTTACTAAATCTAATAGAGCAGTCCATTGCTGTGCAGTAAAATTATTTTCAGCAGAGTTATCTTCAGCCATTCCACCCACCATGCACAAACCAACACTTTTATGATTATATCCTCTTGCGTGTGAGCCAGTATCACGAATGCTCCTACCAAGTTCCACCTCTCCGTTTCTTCTTATTATGTAATGATAGCCAACATCTCTCCAACCCAAATCTAAATGCCATCTTCTGATTTCATTCAGCCCAATATCCATTGAGGGCTTTGTAGCCGCACAATGGATAATGAGGAAGTCAGTTGACTTTCTTTCTTCCATTAACTAAACCAAGCCACTACGACCAGTATTATTACAATCCAAGCTGGGATTTTGTAATTCAACCAGTTCCAAGCTATATCTAAATATTCCCAAATTTTATCCATGATTACTCCTTTACTTGATTTTCCTATAAGGATCGGTGCTAAGTTTTACAACTTTATCAGGTTGTTTATTTGCAATTATTTCTTCTAAATTGTTTTTGATATAATGAACAACATTTCCAACAATACTTTCTTTAGTCAAATCTTCAGCAATCTTTTCAAATGTATCGCCCTTTTCTAAATTTTTTGTAATAGAAATTGCGTGTGCTTTTGCTTCCCTATCAACTAACTGATCGAATGGTTTTATGTTTATTGCAAATAATATCGGTGTAATTCCGTTTGGAGTTGGAGCAAAACCAACTCTTGCGAAAGCTCTGTAATTATCAATATTAAGTTTTAATATTCTACCAATAAGTCTATTTGTTTCCATTTTTTAACCTCTCTATTTCTAGTTCGCAATAATGTATGATTTTCTTTAAATCTTCAATACCATTTTTATCTTGGTATCTCAAAACATACTTAATTATTACTCCTTGAAAAAAAGAAAGTTTGTTTTTTGAAATAAACTCAAAAGGTTGTATTGCATATTTTTTTATATAATGGTTGCCACCAACTTGTATTCTTAATGGTTTCATGGAACAACTTTATTCCATCTACCACCTTTATTCAATACCATCGGTAATAACTTCGGCAATCCATCAATAATAATTCCTGTGCCTATGATCGGTCTATCTTTGAATAATTTATTATATTCGTATGCAAGACTGTCTTTATCAATCAGACACCCCACTTGAAGTCCCCAATGTAAAGCACTTGGATTACCCCAATATTGAATATTAAATTTTGTATGATAATGACCTTGAACAACATTCATTCCATATTGTTGACCAAGTTTGAGAATATTTGCAGTCTTACCATGACAGAAATAAATATCTTGTCCGTTGCTTGCTCTAACAATAATATCTTCATGCCACCTCCAACCTTTACCAACTTCTAAAAATTCATTGTATTCCCGGATAAATGCTTTAGGTAATCCATGAGTAAGGGCTTTTCTAAAAACTAAACTTCCATGATTACTATGAACTAAATCCATTTTTGGAAATAAATCTTCTAGTTCATGTATAACATTAACTGCTTTTCTTAGTTCATCTCCAGCACTTGCAAGATCAGGATTGGGTGAATGGTAACTGATAGCATGACCATCAATTTCATCTCCTATATTTATTATTTTAGTTGGTTTGTATTTCTTTTTTATTGCTCTTAAAAAATCCATCATGTCGCAATGATGATGAGGGATATGTTGGTCAGAAATGACCAAGATACATTTTTCCATAAGTACTCCTTAAAGAGTTATAATGTCTATAAATGATTTAACTGTTTCAGCAAATACAATCGTGAACATAAACGATAAAGCTAAAACAACTTTTGTAAGAATATTTATTTTGTGTTCAATAGTATGCAGATGATTGTCTTTTATGGTTTTGATGTCTGCTTCCATCAATGCAACTTTCTTATCTAACCTTTGTATGGCTTCACTATTTTTTTGTGCTTGAGTAGCCATTTATTATTTATTTTGATTTTTATATGATGCCCAAGCAGATTTAACTTCATCAGTCCATACTGCATTTGCAACTGCTCGTACTTCTGCATCTTCACCTGAAATATCATCATCAGGGTGTATGACGTGTCTATGTCTATTACGAGATATTTCTGTATTATCTTCTTTGATTACGACATCAGTAGCAACCTGAACAGCTTTATACTGTCCGACCACCTCTATTTTTGCTATTTCTGTTTCTTTAGTTATTGACATTGTTTTCTCCTTTTATACTGCTAAATACCAACCATTAATTAAAATATCTGAATCTGATGATGTTGTAATATCTGACACAGTTAATTGAGTATCACCAGCACTATCTACATTATCGTGAAAATCCATTCTTGTAAAACCACCAGCAGTAGCATCGGCTGTAACATATCCTGTAAAATCTATACTATCAACTTCAACAGACATGGGGTGTCTGCTAAACATTCCATTATTACTTGTCCCAGCCGATGTGAAAGGAAGTCCTGTAAGATATAAAACATTACTTGAGGTCATTCCACTTTTGTTAATATTGAACATATTTATTGCTATATAAACCATTCTTCCTATTTTTACATATTGTGCTGTGCTAGAACTAATAGAAGCTGTGTTTCCTCCTGTGTCATTGTCTCTTAATACTGGTGTAAAAGACCCTTCTTCATAATCATCAAGTAAGTTTGATGCTGTTGCAGATGTGACTCCTAAATGAACACCCTTACCAGATGCACTAAATGTTATGTTGTCTGTAAGTGTTGCTCCACCATCTTTCAATGTAACACTATCTATCGCCACTCCGTTTCCGCTAGTGTTTTCTGATATTGTATTTACTCTTAATTCACTCATTATGCGTCCTGTACATTTGATAGATGGTCGTTAGCTTTTAGGTCTGCATATGCAAGTTGAAATGGGTTGTCAGTTGCATCTAAGCTGTAGTCTACTTTAAAGTGATCTACATGACGATTTTTAATTCTATAAGTTTCTTCCAGTCTGTCTGCTCTTTTATCAGCATCAGCATAAATTAAAACATCATAGATTAATTTCCATGTTGCATCAGCTTGTGTATAACCATCATCATCGTTGCCTGACCATTCGCCGTCAAACTTTTTAAGATATGCTGTTGGAATATAGCAATACGCATCAGTAAGTACTATTCCCTCATGTGTTGTCATATTTGCTGTTATTGCCATTGTTTACTCCTTTAATAATTTTATATCGTTTTGTTCTAGTATCTCATTGGCTTTTTCTTCACCAACTGCCGCTTTTGCTAATTCATAAACAGCCTCCGCAAGTCTTTGGTGTTTTTCATATTGTTGCCATATAGCACCATTATGTAGCCTTTGCATACCAGTTACATTAACAAAGTGGTTTGGTGTGCCATCTTCGTCTCTGCCAACAAGTTTTAACTCTGCTAATTTTTCGTGATTGTATTTTACAAACTTGTCAAACTTAGAGTCTATCACACCTTTACCATGTGATAAATCAAAAGCTCTAGCTAAATGTGCATCTTCATGTACGTCATGCGATCCATATGAACCTGTGTCAGAATGTATATCGCCATCACCTTTTATTATAAATTTAGTGTTACTGTTTGCAACCACAAATAAGTTAGCATCACTACCCATAGCTTGTCTACTTGTTCCGCTTTTTAATAGGGCTTTCATATGAATATTACCAATGGCATTAGTTGTTGTTAAAGTGTTTTCAGTAGTAGCTGTTGCTTCTTGATATATTCCATATACATCTTCTGTAAATGCTCTAATTTGTAAACCACCAGCACCTCCGTTTAATTTTTTAAACTCAGCATAAGTGTCCGTTTCTGTTTCACCAGTAATTCCATGAGCTACATCAGAAGATTTAAAATTTAAAATAGCGGTATCATTAGCACCTTGATTTGCACAAATACCTCCAGCAGAAACACCTCCAGAAGTCTCTCCACCTGTTTGAAATCTACCGCCACCCATGACAATAGACTCATCACCTTCGTGTGTA